AGCCGTCACACTGGCGGCATAAACCCCCCGACTCAACCAAACCCTCAGCAGACCCACCTTCGTATTGCCGAGCCAACGGGCGAACTCGAAACGGTCCCAGTCCAACCGCAGCACTTCGCCACTCAGGAGCGGCCCCGTGACAGTCAGAGAGACAGCACCGATAGTCACTTGCACCGTCTGCTGGGCGGTCAGGCGGCCCTCGATTTCGACCGTTGGGAAGCTCCGAGCATTGCCGAGCGACCTCGTAATAGTTCCGATGAATGGAGTCGGGGTCCCGTCCCAGCTCTCGTCCTCAACCGGCCTGCCGTACGCTTCGAGCGCGTCGAACGCGACCTCGGAACGAAGCTGAAAGCCCGTGCCGGTGTCCCAGGTGAGCCGCTCCCACACGATGGGGGCGGCAACGATCGCCTGCCACTTCCAGCCAGGTACGGCGTCGATGGTCAGGTCCTGTTCACCGCGCGCCGGATCGACCGCGAGCACGAACGCTTCGCTGATCTCGCGGGCATCGTCGGGACTGTTCCCCTGCACGATCACGTCGAACGTGAACCGCGCCGAAGTGCGAGTGGTGCCACCGAGCATCACACCATCGGTGCCCGGGGCCTCCAGCGTTTCGAGCTGGAGACCCGCGAGCGAAGGCAACTCACGCAGCGTCGCAATGACGCACAGCGAGTCCGAATCGAACGGACCGAAGGTGAAGCTCATACCGTTGCTCCTCCGAGGTTGATTTTTCCGCCAGCGCGTGCGGCACGCTCAGCGCGCTCGTAAAGCGCCTTCGACAGTTCGTCGACACGGCGCTCGCTGTCGACGACGAGCTGCTCGACGTTCACGAGCGGACCATTCACGGTGGTACCAGCCGAGCCGTTACCCGACAGGCCCTCTTCCAATGCCCGGTTCACGAGCCCCGTGTCGACAACCGACTCGGGCCGCCCCGCCTCAGCGAGGATCGCCAGCGTGCCACCACGACGCGGCAGCACAGTCGCACCATCGGCGAGCATCGGGATAGACGGAATGTTCAGACCGAAAGTGCCGCCACCGACACCCGGCACCCAATCAGGGATCGATACAGACAGCCCGTTCAGTCCGCTGATCGCGGAGTTGACCAGGCTGATAATGCCGTTCACGGGGCCGCGAACGATGTTCACGATGCCCGAGAAGGCGTTGGACACGGCGTCACGGATGCCCTGAAAGACGTTGCCGAATGCGCGACCGGCGTTGCGGACCGCGCTCACGATCCCGTCCCACAGGTTCGAGAAGAACGAACCGACCGACGACCAGGTGGAGCGCCACCAGGACACGATGCTGCCGACCACAGACTGGATCGTGCTCTGCACGCCCCGAATCGCGTTCGAGGCTGCGTCGACGATCGACCGCCACAGGTTCGAGAAGAACGAACCGACCGACGACCATATGTTGTTCCACCAGGCGACGACGGCAGATACGATCGAGCGCACCGTGGCGACGTACCAAGTCAGGTAACTGACGACGAGCTGCACGATCGAGTCCCACAAATTCGTGAAGAACGAGCCGACACCTGACCACAGGTCGTTCCACCAGGTAGCGATCCCATTCGTCACCGACTGAATCCAGTCGGTGAACCCCTGCCAGGCGGACGTCGCGACGTCGACGATGCCCTGCCACAGGGCGACGAAGAACGCCGACACGGCCTCCCAGATCGCGATCGCTGTCTCCTTCACCCATTCCCAGGCGGCGACGAGCCAGTCGACGAAGCCCTGCCAGATTTCTTGGCCAAGCTCGGTCTGCGTGAAGAACCAGATCAGGCCAGCGACGAGAGCGACGATCGCCGTAATTATGAGGCCGATCGGGTTCGCCGACATCGCGGCATTCATCAGCCACTGCGCTGCGGTCACAGCACGGGAGGCAACCGCAGCGGCTACCAGCGCTGCACGCTGCGCAACCATGACCGCGGTGTTCTTGACCCACGCACCGGTCGACGCGGCAACCGCCGCGATCTGCCGACCGATCGCGACGACGAAGTCACGCGCGTACATGGCGCGCAATTGCGTCGTGACGACCAGGTCCTTGCCCTTCGCGACCGTCGAGGCCGTGAACGCGGCGGCCTTCTTGTAGAGGCCAGTGATCATGCCCACGAAGTTCATAGCCCCGGTGACGGCCTTGTAGCCGACCCAGGCGGTGGCAGCTGCACCCACTGCGATCGCGAGGCCCTGCAGCACACCCGGTGTCTCAGCCACCCATGTGATGAAGCCAGACAGGGCAGTGATCGCGCCGACAATAATCGGGGTCGCGATCTGCAGCGCCTGCACGAGCACACCGCCGACGACACCCGCGATCTCCGACAGTGCGGGTGCGGCGGCCGTCCCGGCATCGAGCACGGCGGCGAACAGGTCACCGAGAGCCGCCTGCAGCTCAGGGGTCACAGCGACCAGGCCGACGAACGCAGCGATCGCGAGACCGACCGGCCCACCGAGAATGCCGAGCTTGGAAGCGAACCCGCCGAGCCCGGGAACCATGCGCAGCAGCGGGCCGAGGCCGCTGGACCCGAGCGCGATGAACGCTCCGGTCAGCGGGGCGATGATCTGCGGCGCGACCTTGAACTCGCCGAGTCCGCCCTGGAGCGCTTCGGTAAGCCAGTCGAGCACCGGGGCGAGCTTGTCGCCGATCACCGCGCCAATGTCCGCGGCCTTATCTTCGAGTGGCCCGAGCGCGGTGGTGAGTCCCTGGAACAGTGGCGCAAGCTTCGGGAAGATGCCGCCGAGGATGCCCGAGCCGACGCGACCGATCGCGGCGAGCACGTTCGCCATAGCGCCCGAGAAGGTGTCGCCGCTGGATGCGGCAGCACCGCCAAGGCTGGTCTCCATCGCGGCCTGGAAGGTCTCGAAGTCGATCTCGCCACGCGATGCCATTTTGGAGGCTTCCTCCGCGGTGACACCCATGTAGTCCGCGAGAGATGCGAGCGCGGGCACACCCGCGTCGTGCAACTGGTTAATGACGTCCATCTGCACTTTGTTGGAGGCGGCAACCTTGTTGAAGATCGCGCCCATAGAACCCATGTCGGTCCCGGCGATCGTCGCAGCGTCAGCGACAAGCGACAGAGTCCGCTCCAGGTCCTTGCCCGGCTTGATGCCAGCAGCGACCGACGACGCGGCCACCGTGGCGGCGGCGTCCATGCCGAACGCTGTGCCCTTCACGGACGCGAGCGCGTTCTTCATGATCGCGTCGACCGAGTCGGCCGAGTGGCCAAGACCGTTCAGCTTCTGCGTCGCCTGGTCGAGCGCGTTCAGTCGACCCAGGCCCTTGACCAGGGCCGTGCCGAGCAGACCGGCGGCGACCGCGACTGTGCCGGTCGCGGCCGCCTTGATACCGGCACCGATGTTCGAGGCGAACTGGCCACCGAGGCCGCGCCCGACTTTACGGGTGTCGACACCGCCAAGCTCTTTCGCGATCTGCCCCTGGACACCCTCGAACGAGGGCACCAGGCGCACCCAGGCGGTTGCAAGTTCTACACCCTTAGCCATCGGTCACCTCCGCTCTTTGCGCTTCGATTCCCACCAGTCGTTGAACTGGCGAATCGGGATCGGCTTACTGCCGATCTGACGGCCGCGGCGCTTCTCCCAAGGCCGCTGCAGCGGCTTCGGCCGCGGCGCGTGCCTCTTGCCCGCCCGCTGCCAATTTGCGTGTGCGAGCAGGTCGAAGATGCCTGCCAGAATCTGGTCACGCACCGACCACTGCTCGCCGTGGATAGCTCTCGACGTCGCTGTTTCAGGGTTCGCCTGTAGTCGGCGGACCATGACCAACAGGTCACGCCAGGAGAACGTGAGGCCGACCTCCGCCAACCGCCAGCTGCGGTCGAGAAGGTCGGCCTCTACGTGCTCGTAGTGTTCGTCGATCAGCTCGACGAGAGCGAAGATTCCCCCAGGGTGATGCCGCTATCGGCCTGCCACGCCTCGAGCATCTCCTTCAGGTACTTGACCGGCACAGGCAGCAGTGCCGTGCCGAGGCCGGGAGCGATTTCGTCGAGCACGGCGTAGACGCCGCCTTCGTTCTCGTCAGCCTCCGCGAACGCCTGCGCCTGCGCGCCGGTCATGTACTCGGCCTTCGGCAGGCTGAACTTGCCGTCTGCCGTTTCGATCTCGAACTTGTCCTGCTTGATTGACTTTTTCCAGTCGGGCACCTTGTAGCCCATGGGAACCTCCGTGAATGGTTTTTGGGGAACGGGGGAACAGCAGAGCGCCCGGCCGGTTCCCCGCGGCCGAGCGCTCTGGTTAGGTTCGACTAGGCGCTGACCACGCCGTCGTCGGTGAAGATGTAGATCGAGTTGCCGACCGCATCCGGGTAGGTGGAGAGCGTCACCGGGAGGGTGACGGCCGCGGACGCGGTAAGAGGAATCTCGCCGCGCTCAGTGATCTGACCGTGCGGCACCATGACCAGTGCGCGGCGCTCGCCGTCCTTGAGCTTGAAGTACCAAGCCTTGATCGGGCGAACACTGGCACCGATCGCCGCACGCACCTGCGTGCCATGCTCGGCGGTCGCCTCCGTGACCTCGACGTTGTCGTCGCCCATGTAGTTCTTGAGCGCGCCGACAGACAGCTCCAGGTGCGTCCAGGCGATCGTGCCGTCGAACTCGGCCAGCACGCGACGGATCGTCTGCAGCGCCCAGTCCTTGATCGTTTCGGTCGACTCCGACGGCGTGATCGTCACGCCGTCCTCGTTGACGTATCCCGAATCTTCGAGAGCGGTCAGGACTGCATCGTCGATGGTGTCGGGAATGACGTCGGTTTCAGGGCCAGACAGGATCGCGCCGGTCGTGGCCTGGTCGGGTGCTCCGATGAACACCGCTTTGCTATTGACGCTCATGCGTCTGCCCCTTTCAGGCGTGGATGAAGCACGACCCGGTCGGGCCGCGCATGATGGGGAACTACGTCGTGCGCCGCAGGTCAGCGGTCACCGTTGCGGTGAACCGGTACCTGGTCGGCACAGACGGCATAGGAAGATTTGCAGGGAGCGCGACGACGCGGACGCCGTAGCAAGGGACGCCGCCGAGCGATCCCGCGCGACCTGCGGCTTGCAGGTGCGCGATCATCTCTGCGCTGATTCGGCGAGCCCGGCCCTCGGTCGTCGCGAACCCTTCGAGGGCGAGCGTCGCTGAGTCGGTGACCAGGTCGCGACTGGTACCGCCAGTGCTGACGATGCGGCCGAACTCCTCCAGCAGAGGGTTCGGCACTCGGGTGCCGATGTGCACGTCCATGCGGTCGTTCAGCTCGGCGACGGCCACAGCTTCGTCGTCGGTCGGTATGAGTAGTTCCGCCATGGTCACCGTCCCGCGTCGATCGCTTTACTGAGGCGGCGCTGTTCCGCTTCCGCTTTCCGTGCGGCCGTGTCCTTGGTGGTCACGAACACGACAGCACGGTCGCGGTTCACAGTCGCGTTGACGTCGTGCTTGTTGCCCGCCGCTGCGGCAATTCGCTTGCCTCGTGATTCCAGCTCGCGGGCGACCTCGGGCGATTGCAACAGCCGCACAATGCCCGTTGAGTTCAGCTTGATACGAACGTCCTTGATAGCCATTAGCCCTCCCAGCGCTCTAGACGAATGATCGAATGACTTGTCAGCGGCGTCGGTCCTGGCTGGCGCAGTACGCCGCCGTCGATCACGAACAGTTCGCCGAACAGCCGCACACGGTCGGTGGCGGTCACGTCAGCGACGAGGGGACCACGCAGCGTGTACGCGGTCGACGACCCGTCGCGGTTGGCCTCGTCCTCGGAGGTCGAGCCCGCGTCGATCGCCCAGCCCGTCGATTCGAGCTCGGCCGCGGTCGCCCAGTCACGAGTACGGTTGCCCCTTCCGTCGTCGACGAGCGGGGCGCGCACGATCGTGATGGTGTGCCGGGCGACGGCCCCCGCGATCACGGGAGCCGCCCTATCCGGTACTCGTCCAGCACCGACTCCTCCGCGGGCAGCAGCAGGACGCCACCGGCCTGGTTGAAGCCGATCTGCGTGTGAGTGACGGCGACGCCACCGGCCTGCTCGCGGACGAACCCGAGGGGGGACCCGAGCGCGCGAGCCGCGACCTGCAGGGTCAGCGACACAATCGACTCGGGCACCGGGTCGTACCCGGCGGTGAAAGTCACGTTGACGTCGCGGCCTTCGATGTTCGTCCATCCCACGTCGGGGTCGACGCGGACACGGTCGAGCAACTCGGCATCCCAATCGGTGCCGTCGACGGTGACCGAGTCCACCGACTTGATCTGCATGGCGCGCAGCCACACAGACTCGCGGCCATGACCACGGCGAACGTGCTGCACCGGCATGACCGGGGCAACGTGCCAGCGGCAGTAGTCGCGGATTATCCGCGACGCGGCCGCCAGCTCCTGCTCCAGGTACGGGTGAGTCTCGGTTGTGATCGCGCCCTGGGACCGGTCCTCCATGAGCTGCGCCGAGGCGAACGGCTCCGGGGCGGCCACGGTTACCAGTCCGTTTCGGCTGCTGATTCGTCCGCTGTGTCGGCAGTTGCCTCAGCGGCCGCTTCGGCAGTCGATTCGTCCGCCGTGTCGGAGGCCGACGCCTTCTTGTTTGCAGCGGGTGTCCGCGCCTTGTTCTTCGGCGCATCCTCCGCCTTGGAGTTCGGTTCGGCCTTCGCACGCCCCGGCTTGAGAACGGCTGCCTTGCCGTAGCGCTTGGCGTCGGCCTCGTTCAGTTCCATCGTGTGATCGATCCCGCCGATGTTGACGGTGTAGGTCTTGTGAGCCACGGGTCACTTCCTTTCGTGTGTGGCCGAGTGCTCGGCCCCGGGCGAACCCGAGGCCGAGCGTTGGGCTAGAGGCCCTCGGTGATGTTGACCTTCACGAAGGCCGACGGGTACTTGACCTGCAGACCCAGGCGGCGACGGACGCGCACCGTGATCTTGTCGTTGGTGAAGTCGTCCTGGTGCGAGTTCGTCGACTCGACGCGGACGCCACCCTTGTTGAACACCTTTGCCGACGCGAACGCGCCGACCAGGGGCTCGCCCTGCGGAGCAGCGAGGGTGACGATCGTGCGCAGTCCCCACACCGGGGGGTTTTCGAGGATGCCGCCCTGGCCGTACTGACCGGCGAAGTAGCCGCCGCCGAAGTACTGGCCGTTGCCGTCCTTGCCGAGGCGCAGTTCCTCGTAGTCGAGCGGGTGAATCATCAGGCCGTCAGCCGAGAACTGCGTCGCGGTCTGCACCTTCTGAATCGCCTTGAACAGCGCGTCGGCCACGGTGTCCTCGCCGCGCTCGTGCGTCTGCACGCCCGAGCGGTTGCGGATGCCGAGCAGGTTCTGGCCGGTGCCGTCACCCGAAAGGATCTGTACCTCCGACCGGTTGGCCAGGTCGTAGAGAGCCGTCGAGTTGATCTCGGACACGACATAGTCGAGGTCCTCAGCCATGTCGTCGGTCATCTTGAACCAGCCAGCGACCTCCGACAGAGCGTCGGTGCGCCAGGTCGGGTCGGCGACGTGCAGCTGCGGCTTCTGGCCGCCCTCCGCAACCATGCCGGTGCCGCCCTCGATCGCACCGAACACCGGGTAGGTGATCGCCGTGCCGCTGACGGTGCCGGAGCCGAGCAGGTCCTCGACGACCAGACGCTCGCGCTTCGGGAGCACGAACGAACGGTCAATGTCGGTGACGAGCGGGCCGTATGCTCCCTCGTGGCCGCCGACAGCCTGTGTGTCGGTTGCGGCCTTGAACTCGGGTGCGGTGATTGTGCCGCGCTCCTTGAGGCTGCGCTGGCCCAGGTGCTTGATGAAGTGCGCGCCGAGCGACTTCGCCGGGGTGTTGTCAGGGCCCTTGGGGGTCGGGTCAGTGTCCGACTTCATGTTGCTGATGCGATCCATGAGCGCCATCGACTTCTCGCCGCGCTCGATCTGCTCCTTCAGCTCCATGGCCTCGGTCGACTTCGTTTCGAGGTCGGTCATTTCCGTTTCGGTCAGGTCGCGGCTTGACGCCTTCGCGCCGTCCACGATTGCCCGCATCGCCTTCTGCAGCGCGGCGAGCTTCTCCTTGGGGTTCATGATGAAGCCCCTTTCTCCCTCGTCAGAGGGTCAGTGATATGAGGTAGTTCGCCCGGGCACGACGGGTCGGGTTGACGCCGAGGCCCTCGGACTTGACGCGATCAGCGCCCTCGTCCTTGGCATCGGCTTGACCGCCGGACGTTGCCTGGTCGTTCGCCTGCCCCGGCTGGGGCAGTACGTTCTTGATTGCGTCGACGGCGTCGGCGAGAGTGCCGAGCGCGTCGCGCAGAATCTCGGTGTGGTCGGTGCCGAGCAGCTGCCCGCCCTTCACCGCGGCCGCGAGTGCATCCGCAGCCGACTTGACGGCGACAACCGATGTGTCTCGGTTCGCGCCGACGGGCACGAAACTGAACTCGAACACGTCGAGGTCGCGCAGCTCGTATGCGTCGGTACCGTCCTCGAGTTTCACGAGGCCGCCGTCGAGCACGTCGTAGGCAAACGAAAGTTCGCGCAGACGGCCGGACTTGACGAGGCGGTAGACCTTCGCGGCGGTCGCGTCCTCCAGGTCGAATACGCCCTTGACCCACCAGCCGTGCTCGTCCTCGCCCTCGTCGATCGCGGACGCGATCCACATGTGCGGGTCGTCCATGCGGTGTCCGAACAGGCCAGGCAGGACCGCGCCAAGCTCCTTGCGCTGGACGATGCCGCGGGCGAATGCGCCCTTGGCGACGACGTCGCCGTAGGAGTCTGGTGTGCGGGTGAACGTCGACGGGTAGACGAGGAACTCGCCTTCATTGAGACCTTCGGTCTTGAACTTCACGGGCAGATTCTTGAACTTCATGTGCCCTCCCTTGGGGCGTAGGGTGCCGTTCGTCGGCACGTCGATTTGCGGAGGGTTCTCGTACCAGGCGCGGATCACGTCGGCGGTTCCGTCGGGTCGTTCCTTGGCTCGGTCGAGGCAGGTGTCGATGCCGGGGTCGAGCAAGATCAGCTGCGCGTCCGCTTCGCGGTACCGGTGGAGTTGCTCCTGTTTCGGAGAAGTGTGGATAATCCACGCCTCCGGTTCTGGGTCGTCGAGCAGGGCGTCGATCACGGCGGAACGGGCGAGGAACGCTGCCTGCGCCACCGCACCCTCCGCCGCATGCGACACGGACGAGCCGAGTGCCTGGGCGAGCTTGTCGAAGTCGACAACCACGGCACCTTCACTCGCGTTCTCAGCGCAGTAGGTGGACTTGCCCGCGCACGGCGGACCAATCACGATGTGGATCACTTGACCTCCATCAGGCGTAGTTGACGCGCACCTGGCATTCGCAGCCCGATACTCCGGCGGCACCGAGCGCGGGGTCGCCCGGCCAGTTCGCACCGTTGGAGAACTTCTCGTCGATGCCGACCGTTTCGCCGTTCACCGCTGCGTGCGCAGGCCGCGGGCTCGTTGACGTGACCAGCCAGGTCTTGGACTTAGCCCCGGTCTGCTTGCCCGCCTCGACCACAGCGAATGCCGCCAGGGTCGTGAGCAGAGTCGCGACGATCGTGCCGAGTCGGCCGTCCTTCGCGTTCTCGAAGGCATGCGCAGGATCACTGACCCCATCGGGTCCAGTGCCTGCAAGGATCGCCGCCACCTGGTCCCTGGTTGTCGCGTTGATCGCTCCGGCGCGGGACTTCGCGACCTCGGCTAGGAACGCTTCGGTTCTAGACACGTCGTAGTCACCGTCGGCGAAGCCGACAGCGTCGAGCGCCGCGGTCGCCACTTCCCGGGTGGTGTTCAGCGCCAGCGCCAGCAGGTCGGCCGCGAGTTCACGGTCCCACCGTGCGCCGTCCCACCAGTCGGGGTCTTTCGTCCCGAGGCGCGACAACACCGACTTCGCCTGCCGGTCAAAGAATGCGGCGATCACTTCCTCTGCCTTGGCTCGGTGAGAGTCCGGCACTTGCGACTTGCGACCAGCGATCTCGGCGGCCAAGTCGGGGTGCGATTTCGCCAGCTCTTCGAGCATCCGCGCAGCGGGAGTCGTAGTCCGACTGAACACGGCGTCGCCGACGTGCTTCGGTGCTGAGTCCAGCGGTGACGCCTGGCCACCGATCAGCACGTTCAGAGGGGTCGCGATCTGCGCCGCATCGCCTCCGAGGGCGGGCATGTTTCGCAGCCCGCGGCCCTCGTCGGGTGTCATCCAGGGGCGGCCGATAGCGGCCTGCAGCGCAGCCGCCTGCGACTCGAAGTCGCCCTGCAGCTTCTCCTCGATATTGAACTCGACGTAGGCGCGATCGTTGTTCGATACGCGAGGTACCAGAAATGTGTTGATGCGGTCCTCGATCATCGCGAGCATCGGCCCGAGAGTTTCCGTGTACAGCATCTTGCGGAACTCCTTGGTGTTCGAGAAGTTCGCGTTGTCGAGAATGCCGACCATTACTGGGTTGACGTGGTAGACGGCGGCGACGGTCGAGAGGGCGAGCTTCGCGACCTCAGACCACTCTTCTTCGCGGGCGTTGAAGCCAATGCGCTTCAGCTCCATCCCGTCCTCAAGAATTGGGGTGCCGCCAGCCTTCTTGCCGTCCTTGCCGGTCCATCGGTCCTTCCAGTCGCGGGCGAACCGCTCCCGTGCAGCGTCGGACCACTTCGCGTCCTTCGGCCGCGTGAGGTACGCGCCGACGCGGCCGCCGCGCTGCCAGACCTGTTCGCGGTAGGACCACGCCTGCACTTGCTCGGCGAGCACCTGCTTCAGAGTCTCGACCGGTGATGTGCCGTACTTCGGTCGGCCTGGGTTCCAGCCGTGGAACACAAGCATGTCCTCGGCCGGAATCTCAGAGCGTGTGCCGTCAGGGTTCTGAATGACGAAGCGGCCCGCCTGGTAGAACGTGCCGCCGCGCTGCTCAACGACCCACGCCGGGGGGATCGGCTGGATGCGCCAGCCCGACGGTGCCTCGTTGTCCAGGCCGACGAACCAATAGGCAGCGTCGTAGAGACCAATATCGGAGGCGAGACCCTGCAGCAGCTCGAACGTCGTCATAGACGGGTTCGGTCGCTTCAGCAGCACTGCCAGCGGGTCGTCCTGCAGCCGCTGGCGATCTGTGTCAGATGTGCGCGCGTACGCTTTCAAACCCAGGTGGGCGACGTTGCGCGCGACGAACGACATGACGATGCGAAGCTGCGGCTGCGTCCGGTACAGCTCTTCGGGCGTCAGCCCGAGGATCATCTTCCGAAACGTCGGTCCGAGGTATTCGATGTGCTGATTTTCGTCAGCACCGCCGAACAGGGCACCTATGGCGTCACGAATTCCCACGCTGACTCCTTCGGCTATTCGAGAACCATGAGGCCCTCGCTTTCATACGCCGACTCGTGAGTCGGCTCTGGGTTGGTCATGAGCAGCCCGACGGCTGCGATCGCGGCGACGAGCGCCGCCGGGTCGGTCGGGGACCCCTTGCGGTCGATCACCCAGCCGTCGCCGAGCGCTCGAATATCCGCCGAGTTCGCGGGCACGTCCAATGCCGGTTGACCGTTGTGCGTGAGCCGCACCACGGGGTCCTTCTCTGCAACGGCGGAGCGCAACAAGTCGAAGAAGATGCCGTGCCAGCCCGCAAGCTGTGGACCTTCCCACGGGTGCGGTTCCAGGCCCGCCTCTTCGAGCGCGTCCCACATAGACGAGATCGGTGCACCGCGCCGCTGCAGCGCCAGGTGCTCCGGCTTCACACGCCGATCCGGCGACAGCAGCCAACCGATCAGCCAGTCAGGGCCGGGGCGCTGCGCGGCAATGTCAACGCGCGCCCGCCCCTCGGTGTCCCAATAGGCGATCGCGACGTACACCCATTCGCGGTTGTGCGACATATCGATGCCATAGCAGGCGGGCCGGTTCGAGTCGCGGGTCACGCCGCGAGCGCGGCGATCCTCCAGGCGATCGAGTGACGTCGCCCACGACTTCGCGGGGAACGGACCGAGCCCGGCCATGTTCACGAACTGGCACATGACCTCGGTTCGGAACACCCACTCGGGGTCAGTCGCAGCAGCGGCCGCAATGGCGCGTTCTTCGATCGTGTAGCCCAGTGAAGGGTTCGCCTCGCACCAGCCGTCCCGATCCCACACGTCCCGGTCGGGCGCTGCAGACCACTCGAAGATGCCGAGCGAACTGTCGGGCTCGATCGCGTCCGGCAGGTCGACCATGCCGTCCTTACCGTCCGGCCAGCCGAGTTCACGGTGAGCCAGCGAGCGCAAGTGACGAAGCACGACCGACGCGAGGTCACCCGCGTTCGATGCCGCCCATATCTGGGCGTGCCGACGGGCCATCGTCGTCTTGGTGACAGCGCCCCACGCTTGCCAGTTCTGGTGTTCGCGCAGCTCGTCGAGCAGCACGAGATCACCTGAGAGGCCACGGCCACCGCGGCGCGATGCAGCAGCGACTTTGTACCGCTCGCCAGTGCTCAGGCGCAGTGCCTTCTTGCCGTTCGTGCGGTCGACGTGCTCGATCATCTCGGCAAGCTCGGGGATTGCCTCGGCGGTTTCGACCGCCCCCATCCACTGCTCTTCGGCGATGTCGAGGGACTGTGCCGTGCCGATCACAAGCGGTGCGCCGTCGACGTACATTCGCCAGAGCGACAGCACCTGCATCAGGAGCGACTTACCGTTCTGGCGCGCGACCAGCAGGACAACGGTCTTGAACCGGTACGTGCCGTCGGGGTTGAGCTCAAGCGCCCGGATCAGCAGCGCTTTCTGCCAAGGCAAGAGAGTGACGTCGAGGATCGATTCAGCGAACTCGATGCACTCGTAGCCGCGCGATGTTTCCCGCGTCAGCTCGCGCAGCGGGGCAGTCGAAATGCGCGGCTCGGTGCAACCGACCTTGCGCTTGAAGGACTGGCCCCTTGTGGGGCCACCGACCGCGGCCGCGTAAGTCGAGCCCGGGCCACGAGTACCGCTACGCCGCTGATGCCCCTCCGCGGAGCGCTTGTAGCTTTGCGCGTTTCGTTTGGTCTCCACTCGATGCCTTCGCCTTCAATGCAGCCCGAGCAGCTGGGGTAGCCCCCAGCTCTCGCAGAATGTTCATCAGGTGTGGCATCAAATAGAGCGCCTTCGTTTCGGCGGTAGCGTCACCAGACGCCGCAGCAGTGTCGATGCGCTCCGCAATGCGACGACCAGACGCGACGATTGATGCATCCTCCGGCTCGGTAGCGAGCGCCTCGATCGTCTGGTCGAATGACTCGGTCATGATCGACTCGCCACGGGCGGCGATCCCCGCCAGCCGGACCCGAGCCTCGGTGAGCTTCTGCGCTGTTTCCACAGCTTTCAGATCGCCCTTGATTGCTTTTACCCACACCGCCTGCTGCAGTCGGTCGAGCCGGTCGAGTTCCATCGCGCGTACGTCGGCGGGATCGAACTCGGTGCCCTGTGCCTGCATGGCACGATTGATGCTCGCCTGGGCAGCCGCCGTGGTCGAGAAGCCAAGCTGCTCGGCGATACGCGGCAGAGCCAGGCCAGCGCGTCGCAGGTCGAGTGCCTGGGCGTCACGCTTAGCGCGGTCGGTGGCCTTCATGGCGCATCGGTGAAGGTGACAGGTTCGCCGTCGCGAATCGGGGTGACGCCTGTGTGTTCCTCCCAACGGCGACAGATCACGTCCGCGTACTGGGGGTCAAGCTCGCACAGCAGCGCGCGAGCGCCGAGCCGGTGCGCGGCAATGAGCGTTGAGCCCGAGCCGCCGAAGGGGTCAAACACGAGCCCCCCCGTCTGTACCGAATTGCGCAGCATGCGCTCGATCAGCTCAACAGGCTTCATCGTCGGGTGCTCGCTGTTCGCTTTGGGCTTCGGGACCTGGAACACGGTCGACGACTTGTTGTCGCCGTACCAGCGCTTGCCGCCCCGGCCCAGCCTGCCCTCACCGCCAGGGGTGAAGCCGTAAGCGACGGGATCGAAGGACTCGTCGACGATCCCCGCCTCGGGCAGTTCGGCCTCGAGGATCGGTTCGTGCTTCCAGTGGTAATCGGCCCGCCCCATCACGAGAGCGTTCTTCACCCAGATCAGCGTCTGCCGGTACAGGATGCCCGCTTCACTCATGACCCGCTGGAACTCGCCGCGCATCAGATCAGCGTGCGCGACATAGACAGGTGCACCAGGTCGAGCGACAGCGAGGATGGTGCCAACAGCATCAGCGAATGTCTGAACGGCCTCGTCAGCCCCGTCGTTCTTGATGGTCATGCCGGTGCCGCCGACGTAGGAGACCCCGTAGGGCGGGTCCGTCCAGACCGCATCCACGGTGCCCTGGGCGGCGTCGGCGACGGCCTCGACGTTGCCCGACGAGCCGACGTAGAGCACATGGGGTCCAAGCCGCCACACATCGCCCTCGGCAGTGATGGTGGTGTCGGTGAGCGCGGGCACATCGTCGGGATCGGTGAGGCCGACGGGCTCGTCGAGCGCACGCAGCAGCTCGGTAAGGTCCTGGTCGGTGTAGCCGGTAGCGTCGAGCGACCCCGCCTCCTGCAGCGTTGCCAGCAGGTCGACATCGTCATACCCGCCCAGATCGGCGAGCTTGTTATCGGCAAGCACGATCTGCGCTGCCTCGGCATCGTTGACGTCGACCGTGACCACCTGGATCGTCGGCCAGTCCAGCGAGTGCGCGGCGAGGAAAGTGTGGTTGCCCGCAAGAATCTCCATCGGGCGGCCGGTGTGCGTGCCGAGGTTCACGACGATCGGCTTGTACTGGCCGCGCTTCGCGAGCGAGTCAGCGATCGCTGCAGTGTTCCCTCGACGGGGGTTCTGGTGGTAGGGCTTCAGCTCGGACAGCGGCCGCACGGTAACTTCGAGAGCCATGAGTCACTTCTTTCTTGAGAGGGAACCATGAGCAACGCCCGAGCCGTCAGGCCCGGGCGTCAACTCGTGTGCAAGGTGTTTCGACTCAGGCGAGCGCCGCCTGGATCAGACCGGCCAGGACGGCCGAGTCAACAAACGAGCCAGCGAGGCGGACCTCGCCCGCGAGCTGCATGTTTCCGGTGTAGGAGGTCACTGAGAAGGTGGTGTCGTCCTGAGCGACTCGGACCACCTGGTCGCCGACCTTGGCCTGGATGAAGCCATAGCGGGTGACGTGGGTCTCGACGCCTGCGACCTGGAACGCTGCGCGAATCGTCGCGAGGCCCTGGGCCGTGTAGTCGAAGTGAAGAGCGGGAGTGCCGAATGCGTTTGCCGTGTTGTTGTCCATGCCTCTACTATAACAGTTATAGTGACTCACTACAACCGGTATAGTGAAAAACATGGCGAACGTTCTGACCGACCTGGAGCAAGCAAGCAAGCGACTCAATGACCTCGACCAGCGCCGAAAAGATCAGCAGCGCTACCGGGACGACCTAATCAAGCAAGCCCGCGACAGCGGCGTCAGCTGGACTCAGATCAAGCGAGCCACTGGCATGGCCGACCGCAGCCTCGCCCTCGCCTACAAGCGCATCGACGGCAGCTAGCCGAGCGGACCGAGCGCCGCCCGCAGAGCGTCAACGGGGTGGTCCCGCTCCCAAGGGAACTCGGAACGGCCGAAGTGTCCGCCCGAGGCGGTCGCCTCGAAGATCGGGCGACGCAATCCGAAACGCTCAATGATCGCGCCGGGTCGAAGGTCGAACACAGCACGCACCGCTCGCACGAGCGCCTCGTTAGACACGCGGCCGGTACCGAACGTGTCGAGCGCGATGCCGACCGGCTCGACCACGCCGATCGCGTACGACGCTTGCACTTCGACACGCTCGGCGAGACCCGCCAGCACGATCGTCGAGGCGACGTGCCGCAGCGCATACGCCGCAGACCGATCGACCTTCGTCGAGTCCTTGCCAGAGAACGCTCCGCCGCCGTGACGAGCAGCGCCGCCGTAGGTGTCGACAATGATCTTGCGTCCCGTGAGCCCAGCGTCGGCGGCCGGGCCTCCGAGCACAAACGAACCCGAAGGGTTAACTAGCACGCGGACACCGACGGGCGACTGGTCAAAGTCACGCAGCACCGATGCCACGAGCCGCTCGACGTTGTCCTGGAAGAGCACCCGGTCGACGTCGGCCGCATGCTGCACAGAACAGAGCACCGAGCGCACCGTCGGAACATCGAAGCCAGGCGAGTACTCAACCGTCACTTGAGCCTTCGCGTCGGGGCCAGCCCCCGACAGCACCGGCAGAAGCCCCGTCAACCGGTGCGACAGCACCAGCGACAACGGCATCAGCTCAGCAGTCTCAGAACAGGCATAGCCGAACATCAACCCCTGGTCGCCAGCGCCGAGCACGTCGACCGCGTCGACGGCACCGCCGGAGCGCGCCTCGAGCGACAAATCGACGCCCGCCGCGATCTCCGGCGACTGCTGCACAAGAGCAACCTGCACATCACACGACGACGGGTCGAGACCATCGGCCTCCGAGATGAAGCCAGCACGCAGAATCGCGCCACGCACCACAGCGTCAACATTGACAACCGCGGTCGAGCGGACCTCGCCGAACACACGAACCCAGCCGGGACCGGCAGCGGTCTCGCACGCGACCCGCGACTCAGGGTCGAGCGCGAGATGGGCGTCGAGCACAGCGTCAGAGATTCGATCGCACAGCTTGTCAGGGTGGCCAGCAGAGACAGACTCGGATGAAAACAGGCCAGCAATCATGGGGAACTCCTTATCGGGGGTACGAGTGCCGCTCGCGCGTGCGCGCGTGCGCGAAGGGGTACCCATCGCGGAGGGGGATAGATCATTGCCGGACGACCGATTCCGTGAGCCGGTCGCCGCGATCTCGACCCCCCTCCCCTCGGGGCAGGCCCAGGGCGGGGCGGTGCGGCCGCGTGTGCGCCTGTCACGGCCTCAGCGAGGTAGCGGGCCGAGCGGCGCGAGTTAGGCGAGCGTGGGGGCGGCGTGCGCGGCGGCGTGCCTCGGGCACCCGCTATGCGGTCGAGCCAGCCGCCAGCAGGGGCCTTGCCCGCGGGCTCAGATGGTCATGTGATCAGGACGAGCAGCGGCACGAGCACACCCAAGGTCCAGCACACGGCACCAGCGACATACATGAGTCGGGCACGGCGCATGCGAACCGCAGCCACCTGGTAGTGCTTGGCAGCCTGCTCGTAGCGCTCCTTCGCGAGCGCCATGTCGGCGGGGGTCACGGGCGGACCACTTCACCGTCAGGGCTGCTCGACATACAGGGCTCGTACTGGTGACGCATCGTGTGCCAGGACCAGTCGAGCTGGGGGTCGTCGATGTAGAGCGTGTCGACCGTTCGACCCCGATGCCGGTTCGATCGCGCGGAAGCGAAGTAGATCACGCCCAGCTGCGAGAAGCCGATGCGCTGGTCACCGTTCGTGCGGCGGACCGTGGCGTCGGGCACAAGGTCCCTGAACTGGTCCAGCGCTTCGGCAGGCCGGTCAGTGAGCACCAGAATGCGTCGACCAGACCGAGCAGCCTCAGCCAGCCCGTGAGCCGTGTACTTGTTCATGCCGGGCGTCCCTTCGTGAGAAGGCCATTCAGTGCGCGCATGACGGGGCGCAACGGGATATCGAGCAGGCTCACGCGAAGGCGCAACCATGCCACCTGCACCGGGTCGCACGCCCAGTCCGGTGCGGTCATCACGGTCAGGTCATCGACGAGCAAGCCCACGCGGACCATGCGATGTGCAACCGTGCGGTGAATCGCCGCGCTCGCGGCGTAAAGCCGCTTGCAGTCAGAGTCTGACACGACAACCGTGTGAGGCAGTCGAGGGTGCTGGTGCATGGTGATGCCGACCTGCAGCTCGATCTGCTCGATCAGCTGGCGTCGGCCTCCGGGCAGGCCCCGTGCGTTCGGCGTCACGGGGTCAACTTCGCCTGCAGCGCCTCAGCGGCGGCCGTGACAGCCAGGCGCAGACCCTCCGCGAAGGCGGGTCCATCGACCGTGTACGTGGCTGACGAAGCATCACCGCCAGCGCGGGTCAGCTGCACCGGGGCCTCGAACTCAGCGACCAGCACCGGGTCATTGTCGGCGACCTGCAGCAGCAGTCGCATCGGCATGTTGGCGACAGCCATCAGTCGACCTTGTCAGCAGGCTCAGCGGACTGCCGCGAGCGCTCTGGCTCCCAGACAGCCTGCTTCTCGGTCACCCGATACTTGCCAGCCACATAGCCGACAGGCGGCTCGAATGAGGTCATGTTCTCGGGCACGGTGAACTTCTTACCGTGCAGCGGGCCGCCCTTGGCGGTGATCTTGCGAGGCATTTTCTGTTCCTTACTGTGAGCGGCAGTCGGACGGGCTCGATGCGCGAGGCCGCCCGACTGCGGCACGACGTGGGCTATGTCAGCTTGAGACTGCCCTTGAAGTAGCGGTGGGGGTGCAGGTATGTTCCCGAGAACTTCTCGCTGCGGCCGTTGAGTGCGTAGCGACCGCTGGGGATATTGGCGGAGTTGTTGCTACGGCGGAAGATCATGTTGTGCCCCCACTGTCCGGGGTTGATCTGGACCGATGCGATCTGTGATCCGCCGGTGTTTCGGAGCCCGAATCGGATATACCTGTTTGCCGAGGCGGCAGCGGTCGGGGCTCCGGCTCCCATCTTGTTGACGTTTGTCACGGCAATGGTTGATGTTCCCCCGGCGTGGTTACGGAAGGTGGGATACGAACGCACACCGCCACTGATTGGCAGGTCGCCCTCAATTGGATGAATCGTCATGCTGTCTCCTTTGCTCTGTTGCAATGTTGGTCTGGCCAACCCAGTCCCGCAGGGGACCGAATTCGCCTTGGAGCGCCGGGATTATCAGGCCATCTAGCCAGTCAAAGTCGCCCGGCACGTTGTAGGCGAGGTACACGTCCGTTTCGGGCCATGAGGCCGCGAGAAGTAGAAGCCGGTGGGCCTCGTCGTGCCTCCCTGCATCATGGGCTCGAATCGCCTCCTTCTCGACCGCGTCGATCCAGGCAAAGTATGCGGCGACCGTCCCGCAACCTGGGGCGTACTCGACACCGTCTTGAGCGTGTCCAGGGGCTCGTTCGGGGAACTCGAAGCCGGGGGCGAGTCGCAATGGGAAGTGGCGGACGGTCCTTTGGTATTCCTCGTCCATACCCGCGTAGTCGTAGAAGTCGTCGGCCATTTCACGTCCATTCGGTTGTGCGCAAGCAAAAGACCCCGTTCTGACAGAACGGGGTCTAGGTGTGTAGGTTCTTAGCCGATCCAGCCTTCGCAGATTGCTGCCTCGGCTTCGATCTGGTGATCTAGAACGCGCTGGCGGGCCTGGTCGCTCCATGCGCTGTTTCCGGGCAACTCATTGTCGGTAGCCTGGGCGGCCTGCTCGATTAGCTCGTGGGTAGTTTCTTCGTCGCCGATCTTCTCGGCCTCCCATGCTGCGGCAACGAGTCCGCAGCGCCATAGCGCGAAAGCGATCTCGGAGCCCGGCGCGTCAATGTCGGTGATGCTCGGGGCAGCCGGAGTAGGCATTTCGGTCGGGAACTGAAAGTTTGGGGCGAGGTTATAGGGGAAGTTCTCGACGGTCTCCCTGTATTCCTCGGCGGCATTCGACGTTGCCGGGGGTGTGGTTGTTTCGGCGGGCTCCCCGAACGCACTCGATTGCGCCGGTTCTGGTCCTGTCGTGCACCCGGTTACGGCGAGGGCGGCCGCGGCGAGGACCGCGAGCGCGGGCAGTCGATGGTGCTTCATCATGCTTCGATGTTCGCATCCGTCGAGCCGAAAGACCAGGCCCAGATCACCACTGTTCGGTAACAGTTCCGATCGCGGGCCGAGGCGGCCGGTTGCCCCTCGACCGGTTGCAGCGCACATGCGACGGTCGGCAGTTGTTGCGATCTAGCTCCAAGTGGGGGTGCGTCGAGCGTGGCTTCACGTGGTCGACGTCCAGCGCCTCCGGGTCATGGGCTGGGGCCAGGTAGTCGATCGGCTGCGCGCACACCCAGCACGGGGCCTGCTGAGCCGTCCACACGTCACGCAGCTCAGCACGCAACGCGCGATAGGCAGGCGAATCAAGAGCCATAGCGCAGCGCCTCCCGAGAACGGCAGAGAAGATGCTCGGAGGGGAGGCCACAACCCTCAACCCGCCGAGCAAGCGAAACGCCCCACACGAGCTAGACGTGAAGGGCGGATCGGGACAGCAAACACCATCCAATAAACAGATCATGTCACATACGACAGATACTTGCCAACATCACCCGGCGATTCCGCGCTTCGTGTCGCGGGCTTGCTCCCTGTGGCGCGGGTTCCCTCGACGGCGGGTCAGTGCAACCTTCGACACCTGGTCATGGTCCACGAGCGTCTTAGCAACCCCAGGCATCCGGTACACAACCAGGCCGCCCTTGGCCTCGATAAGTTCGATGTATCGCCACACACTGCGCTCCGACTTGCCAATCAGTTCTGCGCACTGCCTGACCGTCATGAGCTTCATAGCTTGCCTACTTTGAACGGCGCGCCATGCTTCGACCTAACCTCCGCCGCGTGATTCACTAGCTCGGGCCCGGCCTGGAACCATTCGCGGTACTCGGGAATCTTGAGTGATGCGAACTTCCGATGCATCTGCGCTTCCAGCACCCGGCCGCCGGGCTCGGCCGCGAGGACCTCGTCGAAGTAGATGTCGCGCGTGCGGTTGCGCAGGTTCTTGGTCGTTCCGATCTTCACCCGATCGGCCCATCGCAGGTAGTAGACAACGTTCCGCGTCGGGGCCGGAGACAGTGACAGCTTCGGTGCCTCTGGCGTCGACGGGTTCTCCATCTCTTCCAGCCGTGACAGCGTGAGTCGGACCTCAAGCAGGGCGCGGTAGTTCGCGGTCTGGAGGGACTCAGTCAGGCTCTCACGCAACTCGGCGATTTCTCGGTCGTAGTACCCCACCGTTACTTCATCTCCCCGTCGCTGAACTCGTGCTGCGGGGCTGGAGTCACGACCAACATCTGCGCGATCAGCGCATACTCCGGCACTCGTCGGCGCAGGTCAGCATCGCAGGCCAAATGCGCGACCCACTCATTGACCAGCAATGGATCGCCGCCGAGCGTGGGCAGGACCCGCACGCCCGAGGCAGCCTCGACGACATAGGTCTGGGTTCGATTGGTCATGCTGCTTCCCCTTCACTTTCTGCGGCCTGTTCGGCCTCTACTTGCTTGCGGTACTCGGTCAAGTCGACCTCGACCATGAACGGGTCCCATTCCCACTGGCAGTCCGGGTTGATGCACAGCACCGTGATCGCGTCGAGGTATTCCAGCGGGGCGCGCCGCTCCAAGGTCAGATGCCCGCAATTGCGGCACCTGGCGTAAGGGAGAGGGCGCGAGTACTCCTCGATCGGGAACATGTGCAACGCCCGCTGCACAGCCCGATAGAACCGGACCACCAGACGCGCCGTGTGCGCATTAGTGACGTCCGCGTGCGTGGCGAGGTCGACCGCGAGCGCGACGCGACCCCGCACATGCTCGATCGTGTCGCGGCTGCCGAAGCCGCCCGGTCGCGTGCCCCGGCGATCGACCTGCAGGAACTCCAACGGGTCACACCACAGCGCCAGCTCGTGCAGCTCCGACCAGGTGCGGTCGGCCTCCAGCCACGACGCCGGGATAATGACCTGGCTGCCCGGCTTCGTCGGCGACCGAGGCCCCTCCGGCACCGCTGCACGCTCGATCGACCGCATGTGCGTGACCAGGTCGACAGCGAGCCCCAGGGCGGCCTCGAACCGATCGAAGCACGACTCGCACAACACACCATGCGTTGCAGGCTGAGGCAAGCATCCGCGGCACTCGCCGACGCTGCGCCCGTCGCGTAGTTCGATCCCGAGGCAGCTCGACAGGTGTTCGCCGTGCACTCGGCACCCGCCGCGGCCCACCCACGTCGTGACGCAAGGCAACATGTCAATCCTCCTTGTGGCAAGCGCACGCGAGATCGCGAGCGCACTTGAACGGTGTCCAACAGCAGGCCCTCGTGCAGGCGGCCGTGTCCGGGCGATCGTGAGGGCGGGTCGGCGGGACAGCGCCGCGGTTCGTGAACATGCCTAGAAGGGCGTTTCGTCGCCGTAGGGGCCAGCGGCCCATGCGTCCTGCGGAGCCGGTGACGAACCCTGCTGGGCCTGCTGGGTCTGCTGGGGTCGCTGGTTGCCCCGAGCTCGAGTCACCTGAGCGGTAGCGAACCGAAGCGACGGTCCGATCTCTTCGACCTCCAGCTCGATCACAGTCCGCCGATCGCCCTCCTTCGTTTCGTAATCCCGCTGCTTGAGCCTGCCCTGGACGATCACCCGCATGCCCTTCTGCAGACTGTTCGCGACCTGCTCGGCGAAGTCCCGCCACACGGACGCGCGGATGAACAGGGCGTCGCCGTCCTTCCACTCGTTCGATTTCCGGTCGAACACCCTCGGGGTCGACGCGATCGTGAATTTCGAGACCGCCAAGCCCCCTTGCGTGTATCGCAGCTCCGGGTCGCTCGTCAGGTTGCCAACAATGGTCAAAGTCGTTTCGCCGCTCATGATTTGTCCTCTCGATAGCGGTGGGATGGTTGAAAAATTGCGACTCAGGTAAGAGCCGCTCGATGGGGGTGTTGTGCATGCGGGCGATGAAGTTCGCCAGCGCTATGTCCGACGGCAGCACCGTCATGGCGCGCCCGCCCGCTCAGGGGTTCGGCGCATCACCCGCCCGGGTTGCTGGCGCAGTAGCCCTCGAACGGGTCCTCGTCGTCGGCCGCGTAGTGCCCCGTCAGTGCATCCTCGTACCGGGCCTCGGACACCCAACGATCGTGACGACGCCTGCCAGTACCGCAAGGGCCACAGTTCTGAAACGTGCCATGCGGATGCTCGGGGCAGCCGATCGGCGGAGCATCTGCCAGCAGCGGCCGACGGGGCGGTTCCTGGGAACGCCCCCGCTCCTGCTGGCCCTCCCACGCCGCCCACTCGTCCGCCCGCACACGCGCCTGCTCGCCCATCTGCGCCCGCGCCCGCTCCCGCGCACTCGCACGCCCGCTCGCACCCGCGCCCCCCACAGCCATGGAAGTCCATGGAAGTCCCTGTGGCGGCTCCGGGCAGTCGGTTGTCGCACCGCGCCGATCCGCTTTCAGCGGCCGAGCCAGCTGAATGCACTCGATCCCCTCGACTCGGTAGATCGTCAGGAACCCGGCCTCGTCGAGCATCAGCAGGTGATCGGTCACCGAGTCGGTCATCGCCCGGCCCGGGTACAGGTCGGCCGCGATCAGCTCCGGGATCAGCCTCCGCCGCCCGAACACGTCCGTGTGCACCCACAGGCCCATCGCCGTCAGCTTCGCCTCGTCGGGCACCCTCATGAACTCCGGCGAGCGGAGGTCGGCTGCACTGATCGTTCGTTGTTTCGTTGACACCTTGGTCATTCCCTTTCGCAAAGCCATGGAAGATGCAGTCGACCGCGAACTGCAGGTCGTCGTGGTCGACGGCAAAGCACTCGGTCCAGCCGCGGCCCATGAACAGCAGCCCCTCGGACTCCCACGAGCGCTTGAACGCCTTGGGGAAGTGGTGAGCCATGACCCGCAGCGCTTCCCGTTCCCAGGTCGCGTCGGTATTTCGGGCGAGGATCAACACCTGTGCGCCCGAGCGGACCATGAGCTGCACCCGGTGGAACTTCCAGGCGCGGCCGATCTTCACGACGTGACGGTCGGGGCCGAGCGCGTCCGGCCAGGCCACGACATAGGTCATGGCGTACTTCGGCATCGGGCTCACCGTCGACCCCCGATACGCCGGTCGAAGTCGCGTCGCTCCCACTCGCGCCGATCCCGTTCGGCGGCAGCGTCGAGGCGGGCCTGCTCGTCCTGGTTGTGCACCTTCTTGCTGCAGGGCAGCGGGCGGCCGCAGCCGAGGCAGTAGAGGCGGTTCATAGTCATGCTGCGACCGCCTCGGGGCCACGGGGGTCGGGCGCGTAAACGTCGTTCATCATGCGCACGGCCTCGGCCCGGCTGATCTCGCGACGCCACGGTCCATCAGCCGCGAGCGCATACCAGCGGCCGGTCGCGACATGGAAGTACGGCACCCGAGAGGGGTCCTGCACCCAGCGGCGAACCTTCCACCCGTTGAGCAGCGCGAGGGTCTGCATGTTGCCCTCGAACCGAGCGTTGCAGTCGGCGCAGGCGGCGAGGCCGTCGGCGTAGCCGGGGCGCTCCTTCGAGCCCCCCATGCCGACCGCACGACGGTGCTGGAACGTGATCGCCCACATGGTGCCGCATGCCACGCAGCGCTCGCCGTCGCGCTCACGCACGCCGCGGCGCACCTTGTCTGTCGGATCAGCCATGGTCTGTTCCTCCTGTTTTCATGACGGCGGCTATGACCTCGACCTGCTCGGCGGTGATGCCGGACTCGGCAAGGTGAGTGAAGGCGTCGAGCATGCGGGCATCGGCCGCGGCGGCGATCCGGCCAAGTCGCTGCAAGACCTTCGGGTCCGGTGCCACGGCAATGATCCGGTTGATCGCCTGCTCCCGATCCGCGGCGTGCGTGACGCCCCGTGCCGCAAACGAGTTCAGGCCAGCGGCGAGCGAGGCGGTCGCGTTCGACATGCCCTCTGGCGTCAAGCCCTTAGCCACGGCGGTTCACCGCCTCGGCGAGGGCGAGGGTCGCGTGCACCTGCGCCTCGGCCGCGAGCGCGGTCTTCTGCTCCGACGTCTTGCCGCCCGCGCGGATCGTGGCGAGCAACGCCTCGGCACGCGCCTTGTGGTGGGGACGGGCCTGTCGCCCCATGTGGTCGGACTCGATGCGCAGCATCCGCTCAAAGGCACCCATGCGCTGCTCTGCCGTCCGCCCCATGTTGAGGTAGTCGGCGCGGGCCTCGATCCACGCGGGATTGTCGCGGTAATTGGTGAACTTCTCAGGCATTGCGTCGCCCTCCCTCGTACATCGCGGACTGCAGCCCGCGGTTCACGTTCATCAGCGAGTAGTGCTTGGCCTGGAGCGCCTTCTGGGTGTCCTCGGCGTGGTGGAAGATCACCTTGAGGTCGTCGGCTTTCTTGCGCTCGTCGAGGGCGGCGACGTCGCCCTGAGCCCGGGCGAACGTGGCACCGTGCTCGATGTAGCGGACCATGGTCACGTTGCGGACCCGAGTCCACTCGCGCTCGGCGGCGTACCGTTCATCGTTCAAGCGAGCGAGCAGCAGGCCGATATCGAGCAGCAGCACATGGCACTCGTGCATGAGCGGCTGGAACATGCCGGGGTCTCCGGCCTCCTGCTCGACGACGGCCTCGGCGCGTTTCGTGAGCAGCTCCCATTCAGCCTGCGTGGTTGGCTCGGTCGTGGTCGTTTCAGGCATCGCCGTACACCTCCCAGTCGCGGGCGGGTCGCTGCGGCTGGATCAGCGCGCGGGCGGTGCCCTCGGTGTTCACGACGAGGAACGCCTGATGCGAACCCTTTGCGCCCGCCCTCGGGACCACGAACCGGAGCGACCCTTGCCCGCTGCGCAGGTAACGGGTGTCGGCGAGGAACGCCGGGTCGAGGAACATCTGCGACACCGGCTCGGTGCTCTGGTCGGAGGGGTCGTCGGGGAACAACCGCTCGACCGGCGGGTAGGGGCCGCGAACCTGGGGCGCACCGTGGCTGATCAGCTCGGCGGCGTCCGTCAAGTCGGACAAGACGGTGAACTCGACCCAGCCGGTGTGCTTCGGCGTGACCGGCATGCCGACTTTGGTCGTGGCATTCGGATCGCGGTCCTCCCACGCAATGTCGACGACCTGGTCGGGGAACAGGCTGCGGGACCCGTGCCACGACTTCAACAGTCGCTGCACCTGGCGGCGGCTCATGACGAACTCGCCGTCCGGCGCTCCCGGCGCGACCGGCACAAACAGTTGATGGACCCTGTAACGGTCGGTCGCTATCGCCGTCACGCGGTCGTTCTTCACGGTGAGTTTCACCGCGCAGATGATCGGCGTCACGTCCTGGTCCGATGTGGCCGCGAGCGCGCCGCGGAACAGCCACTCGGCCTCGGCTCGGGCAAGACGGATCGTGCCGCTCATGATGTGCCCTCGGAGACAGCCGCCTCTGCCAGGCGGCGTGCGGCCTGGCGGGCGAGTTCTGCGACGGCGTCGAGGGTGGCCTGCTCGGCACGCCCAGCCTTGACCTCGTCGCGCAGCTCATGCCACATCGACTTGATCTGCTCGGGGTCGTCAATCTGCCCGGCCTCAGCGATCCAGTCTCGAGCAGGGGCGGGCGGCGCTTGCGGTTCGGGAGCAGCCTGCCGTGCGGCCTCGTCCGACCCGCCCGGCGCTACACCCGTGATCGCGCACAGAGCGATGCGGCGAGCGCGAGCGACCTGGTACCCGAACTCGTCGGCCGGGGTGGTCATCGGGTCGGGCAGCGGGAATCTCCCGGCGCGGATGCCGCCCTTCTCGTGCTGCAGTTCGTAGTTCAGCGAGAAGCCGTGTTCGTCATGCATCCCCGGGCGGGTGATGAACATGAGTCCGTGGCGGCCAAGGGCAGGTAGCACTGCGGCGCTGATATCAGGCAGCCCTGCGTACCGGTAGGTGCGCACGGTGCCGTCCTGCTCTTCGACAGCGGCCTCGTTCGCTTTCCCAATTTCGGGAAGTTCGGCCTGGAATGCAGCCATGGCCTCGACAAGGTTCTCGTGCTCGACCTTGCCCGACGGGGCGGTCTTAGTGGCTCGGGTGTTCATGATCAGCTCCTAGCGGTGATGGAGAGGCGCGGCTGCGACTCAGACGTCTTGGTGAACTTCTTGTAGGTGTCGGGTTCGGCCGCTTTGAACGCGGCCGAGTCGAACGATGTGCGGGTCGAGGGCTTGCCAGTCCACGAGAGGTTCGCGTCCGACCCCTCGAACTTCACCGGCTGACCGTGCTCGACGAGCAGGTCACGGACCTTCGCCTCTGCCTCCTTGTGCGCGGCGGCCGCGGCGTCGGCGGCTTCCTTCGCGCGCTGCCTTGCCGACAGGAGATCGTCGAGGGGCAGCAGCGCCTCGGGCAGCTCTTCGGTGTCGGCGGTGCGCCAGGCGTTGACCTGGTCGATTGCGACCTGAATGTCGTCGGCGACGTCGGCGCGCTCGATCGTGAACACCCGCGGCTCCATGTGCACGGGGACGAAGTTCTCGTGCGCCTCGAAGATGAAGCGGCAGCGGCGAGCGCCAGTGACGTGGAACTGCCACACGACCTGCCAGTAGTACGACTTCGGCACGTCCTCCCAGCTGGCCCAGTCTTTGACCGTGGTCTTGTATTCGCCGAACTCGTCGACGGTGTACTCGACCCCCTTCGCCATTGCCGAGACCGGTGCCGCCGTCGGCAGCCACGCAGTGTCGATCCGCGAGAGCGCGTCGGGCGTTGCCAGGTCGAGGGCGTGCGCAGGGCAGTCGGTGCGGCCGATCAGCGCTGCCGACGGAGACAGGCCGAACCGGTCGCGACCGTAAGCGGCGATCACGGCTTCGCGCTCGTTGCCGTGGCGCGTGAACTTGTTGCCGCCGAAACTGCCCTTGCCGGTCAGCTTCTCCTTGCGCAGCGAGGCCCAAGTGCCTGCACCGCCGGTCATGATGCGGGCCGCATCGGTCGCGCTGACGCGGCCGACACCCGCTCGTGCAGCCAGCCACTCCTTGCGGTCGGTGCCGTCGTCGATCAATTCAAAGGTGCTCATTTGGTCCCTCCCCGGGTGCCGTCGATATCCATAAGGTGTGCCTCCCACATGCCCGTCGCGAGCAGAGCAGCCACGAAGGCGAAGATGAAGATCGCGATCCAGCCGCGATCGGTGATGCGAAGTTTCATCGGGCACCTGCAACCTGCGTGTGGGGGATCGTTTCGTCGAGCCCCGCGACTTTCACGCTCTTTCGGTTCCAGCGTTCGACCGGGTGCCAGCGACCGCTCAACACCCAAAGGACCTCGCCGCACTCGCCATAGCGGGCCTTCAAGTCGGCCGCGTCATGGGCGGCGACCTTCGCCTCTCGGCGCGCTGGCGCTTCGGTGAGCCAGCGAGCGCGGGCCAGCTTGTGACGCCAGTAGCGGACTGCATCGGTGAGGCGACGGTAGGTGTTCAGGTCGGCGTCCGTGATGCCGCGCTGCGCCAGCGGCAAGTTGAGGGTGCCGTGGTCGAGCTTGGTGCCCGGGAACTTTCTTCGATTCCAGTTCTCAAGCTCGGTCTCGGCCGCCGCCAGGCGACGCTCGTAGTCGGCGACCATCATTGGTCGTCCTCCTCGGTTGGGGCCTGCCATCCGAGGCGGAGCGCCCGGTCGTAGTTGCGATTCATTCGCTCGATCAACTCGCTCTGTTCGTCGATGCGGCCAATGAGTTCGACCGAGTGGTCACGCGCGGCGATGAAGTACCGATGCCAGGTGGCCGACTCCTTGTGCCGACGGTCGGCAAGACGGTTCGCGGCATCCAACTTGACCTGCAGCTCCTGCAGCTTCGCCGCGTCGGCGGCTTCACGCTCGGCTGCACGAGCACGGTTACGACTGAACATCGGTCGCTCCTTCCGCTGCAGCGGCCCACACGGTGGAAGCGGGCAGGCCGGGGAAGCCAGAGACTTCTCCGGTGTTGACGACCCGGCCGTCGTTCTTCAGCTCGGCGCGGCGCTTGCGGACGGAGTCGCGCTGCGTCGCGGGCCAGCCATGCCGCAACCTGTTTCGGTCGTACTGCCAGGTCAGTTCGTGGTCCGTCATTGGGCCGACGGTGCGGAGCAGCCAGAGGATCGCGCTCTTCTGCAGTTCTCGGCGCTCACGGGGAGGCACGGCATCGTGGCTCGTGTGCGGATCAGTCGCTCGAGCGAGGTTCTGTGTGTTCATGTTCAAACTCCTTAGTTGTGGTTGCGGAGTGCGGCGCTATGCGGCCGCGGGCTGTGAGTAGTAGGTCTCGTTAAGCACTTGCTCGACGACTTCGCCGAAGAGGTCGAAGCACTCCTCGCGGGTCGTCATGCCGCTTCCTTGTGCCAGAAGGTCGTCACCGGCACGTCGAGGAATGTGGCAATCGCTTCAAGCTCGTCCGTGTCGAACGGGGTGTCGGTGAACCGGCTGTAGACGGTGTTGCGCGCATGCCCGAGCACCGGCACGAGGTCAGCCTTGGTCTTTCCCTTGCGAGCGAGTTCGGCGGCGACGTTTGCAGCGACGGAACCGGGGCGGAGGCGAGCCGGTCGTGGTTCGTGTCTATTCGGGTACATGACGTTCATCTTGTACCCGAATAGACACATATGCAAGTTCTTGCTTCGGCGTGTCCCTAAACAGGTACACTGTCCCTATGGCACGTACACCTGCACCGCCGCTCGGACGCTTCTCGCGTCAGATCATCGGCCACACCCTCGACCGGCTTTCAGAAGCCGGGCGCGATGCCAGCGGCCGCTGGCTCGCCTCCCAGATCGACATGTCGCACACCTACGTCGCCAAGCGGCTGCGCTTTGAGCTGCCCTTCACGACTACCGACGTCGAACGAATTGCGGCCGCATTCGACATGAGCGCGGCCGCCTACGTCGACGCGGCCGTCGGCGAGGCGACGCCGCCCATGGCCAATGTCACACGTCTTGAGGATCATGCAGCTGTGACTATCCACACGGAAGGAGTCAGAAGTGCCGACAAGCTCGCCGCAAAGAAGGGCCGACGCAAGGCCGACGAACCACACGCTGAGTGACCTCCTGGCTTCGGCGCTGGAGATCGGCGTGACGGTGCACATCTCCCACCTGGTGGACTGCCTCGGCCTTTACGACTCCCGCACCCGAGAGATACACATCGACTTCGGCCTAACCCCCATCGAACAGCGCTGCATCACAGCGCACGAACTCGGCCACGCCTTGTACGGCCACGACTGCTCAACGCCCCGAGCCGAGCGCGAGGCAGACATTTACGCGGCCGACGTGCTGATCGATGCCTCGGAGCTTGAGAACCTAGACCAGCTCGGCCTCCACGATCACGACATAGCAATCGAACTGGACGTGACCACAGACGTCCTCACCACCTACCGCGAGCACCACATGCAGCGCCTCGGCAGCATCGTCTACCCTCGACGAGGCCGCGGGAAGTTCAGCAACGCACTAGCCCGAGCCCTGCACGAGGCCCGGCTATGAGCGTCCGTCCGATCACCAGTGCCCGACCAGCACGCCGGGGCCTCGGGCTGATCCGCGTATCGAAGGATCGCGACGGCCTCACATCGCCCGACGTGCAACGGCACGCGATCGAACAGTGCGCCGCCGACCGGGGCATCGAGATCGTCGACTGGGTAGAGGGCATCGACGAATCGGGATCGAGCCGCAACAGTGCATGGTGGCCGCGGCTCGACCAGTCCATCGGCCGCATGGAGCAAGGCGACGTCGACACCATCCTCGTGTGGAAGTTCAGCCGCATCGGCCGCGCCCGCCTCAAGTGGGCGATCGCCCTCGACCGAGTCGATACCCTCGGCGGACAGATCGTTGCCGCAACCGAACCGATCGAATCAGCCACCGCGTCCGGCCGCTTCGCACGCGGCATGCTCGGTGAGATGAACGCATACCAAGCCGAGCTGATCGGAGAGACCTGGCGAGAGGCCCACGCCCGCCGCATCCGCGCAGGACTCCCGCCGACCGGCGGCCCCCGCTTCGGCTACACCCGGGCCGACGACGGCACCTACACGCCGGACCCAGACACCGGCCCCGTCCTCGCCAGCCTTTACCGGCTCTACCTCGGCGGCATGGGAACCGCGCAGCTCACCCGTTGGCTGAACGACCGTGGCATCCTCGGCGACCGCGAGCGCTGGACCTTCCAAGGCGTCGGCCGCATGCTTGACGCCGGGTTTGGTGCTGGGCTACTCGGACGCACCGAAGTGCGGGCAGGCAAGCGACGCATCCCGCCACCATGGGAACGCTCCTATGAGCCCGGCATTCACGAGCCCGTGATCGACCACGACACCTGGCGGGCATACGTTGCCCGTCGCAAAGCCAGCAGCGGCCGACGCACCCGAGCACGCAGCCCGTACCTGCTGACCGGTCTACTGCGGTGCGGTGACTGCGGTGGTCGCATGCACGGCAAGTTCACTGACGGCCGCGCCACCTACACCTGCTCGACCGCATCCACAACCACCGGGGTCCGCAAGGTCTCAGTCGTCGCATGGCGCGTCGACCAGTACGTCGAGCAATGGCTGTTCAGTTACTCCGCCGACGCCGACGCCCAGATCGCTGCCCGAGCCCGAGGCACCGCGCGCAGACGCGACAGCGAGTTCATCACCCGCCGCGCACACGCCCGCCTCGCGAAGGCCGACGAGCGGCTCTCGTCGCTGACGATCAAGCTCGTCGACGGGACGATCAGCGACGACGCCTACAAGATCGCCGCCGAAGCGATCCGGGCCGACCGAGCGTCGGCCGAGGAAGTACTGCAACAGGCGGCACCGAACCCCGTCGAGGAACAGGCCGTGACACCGCCTCGCGACCTCGCAGCCCTGTGGCCAGACATCAGCACCGAGCACCGCGCGCTCCTGCTGCGGCCGCTGGTCGACCACGTAGTTGTCGACCCCGCCAGATACCGAGGCGACGTCGCCGACAGGTTTCGAGTCGTGCCCTCGTGGGAGGTTGGCAGTTAATTCACCGCTTTATCAAAGGAGGAATCAGCCATGCGTGCAGTCTAGCCGGG